ATCGCACAGCAAAACAAGCAGAAATGAAAGATGAACTTGGTAAGGTTGAACGTAATAAGAAACACTACAACAACCTTTTCAAAATGCATAATCATTTACAAGCTGCAAAAGGTGTATTGATTGACACTCTAAATCAACATCAACAATTTCAACACTCACATGCTGGTGAAGATGCTAATCCAGAAGGTTACGTATTTCACCACAATAATGAATCTGATAAATTTGTTAATCGTGCAGAATTCTCTCGCAGAAACTTTGCCGGTATAAGGAATATCTAATGCACTCATTCAAAAGTTTTTTAGTTGAAGCTCGTGGTAAAATGACCGCATCTGGTGTTGCAGGTGAAGACCATCTGAAAAGATATGTTATGCCTCACCTTGGTTCAAAAGAATTTACACATACATTGGCTACTGAACATGAAGACTTGCCAGCTGGTTCTCAAGTTAAATTAAAAAGTGTTGAACGAATTAATGGTAAAATCCATGTTAATGCTGAAGATGAAACTGGAAATCATCAATTGATTCCTATCTCCAAGTTACACAAGCCAGGAGAAGCACCAACAAACAGAGGACATGATTATGAGTCCAGGTTTGTTGACAGATTGAAACAACATGGTATCATGCCACATCATCTTACTGGTGCAGGTTCAACTTCTGGTACAGATTTTGCAGTTGAAAACAGACTAAAGAAAACAACACATAATGGTACTGTTTCTGGTTCACTATTAAATGGTGAAACAAAAGACGGTGTTACTGCCGCAATGGGACAGTTAACAATACACCATACCGAAGAAAAAGGTTGGCACATTAGTGATGCAGCAAGAAAGAAAAGACCAAAATATGCTAAATCAATCGAAGATGCTGGTATTTTGGATCACATGAATGCTTGGCACCACACACCAGAAAATGCAGAAACCACTGCTTCAGGAAGAACAAAAACAATTGAATTGAAACATCCAAATTTAGATCCAGCACACGCATACCTACAAGACCATCATGTACATGTGTTACAAGTTGGTGGTTACGGTACTTACAGTGTTGGTAAAAAAGATGAAACTGGCCATGGACTACCTAATATATCAGGAAAAGGTTCTTGGAGAATTAGAGAAAAACAAAAAGGCAACAAATCTGCAAGAACTGTTGCTTTTCATCCAGATGGCAAAAAAGGCTTAGATAAGAGCACTTATGATTTGGATAAGGATGAAGATTTGTTTAATTTTAAGAAAACATTAGGACACAAAGATTAAATGGACTCATTTCTACAAAGACTAGAAAAAGAATCAAAAACCAAAAAGCCTGTGGTTATGGCTTTTGGTCGTATGAATCCGCCTACTATTGGTCATGAAAAATTGGTTAATAGAGTAAAACAAATTGCTTCTGATTATAATGCACCACACCATGTTATAATCTCACACTCAGTTGATGCAAAGAAAAATCCTTTAGATGCAAAATCAAAATTGAAACACGCTAAAAGATTCTTTCCAGATACGAATATTGAAACATCTAGTAAAGAACAACCAACGTTCTTACAACATGCAGCCAGATTACATCAAATGGGCCACGACCACCTAATTATGGTTGCAGGTTCAGACCGTGTAAATGAATACGCAGAAAAACTAAAACAATATAACGGAACAGCTGGCGGTGCTCTTTTCAACTTCAAGAAGATTGAGGTTAAGTCTGCTGGCCAACGTGATCCTGATGCCGAAGGTACAGAAGGTATGTCTGCTTCTAAAATGCGTGACCATGCAAGAACTGGTGATTTTAACTCTTTCAGACAAGGTGTTCCATCACATGTTCCAGAAAAACACGCAAGAGAATTGTTCCGTGATGTTCGTAAAGGTATGGGTATAAATGAAGAAGTCAATCGTGGACTATTCAAAGCAATCTTTGTGACTGGTGGACCAGGTTCAGGTAAAGACATTATCATTCGTGAAGCAATTGCAGAATCAAAAGCAGTAGAATTGAATTCAGTACAAGCATTTGACTTATTGATGGACAAACAGAAGTTATCCGAAAAAACAACCGACTATCGTAGAGAAGCTATTCGTAATCGTGGTCCACTAATTATTAATGGACCTGCTGATGACCATACTAGAATAATTACCATTAGAGAAGAACTAGAGGAATTTGGTTATGATGTTGCTCTGGTATTTGTTGATACAACCAACCAAGCTAGTAAAGAACGTAATGAGAAGTTGACCAAGTCAATTTCTGAATCTGTAAGATATGATAAATGGCAACTAGCACAAACTTCAAAAGAAGCTTATCGTCAGAATTTTTCCAATTTTATAGATTTCAATAATAGTTCCACTTTTGAATCAATTCAAGAGGATATTACTGATACTTACGAAAAAATAAATAGGTTCATCGAGGACAAAAATTACAACGAAATTGCGTTCTCTTGGTTGGAAAGTCGTGGTAAAATTAGTATCACATCATTATTTAAGGAAAATGAAAATGTTAAGAAAAATTCTAGATTTTTTGAAAGTTACAAAGCCAATCGAACCAGTGGTGGTCCAAGACTCTCAACCGGAACAGGTCCAAAAGCCGATGGTCCAGGAGACGCCGCCCCAGATAGTCGTGCAGGAGATTCCAATGCCGACAACATCAAGTGGGACGGAAACAAAAAGCGAGGAAGTTACACCTTCAAAACCTATAGTGAAGAAGGTCCCAGCCTCAAAGTCAGTCCAATCCCCAAAGAAGACAACTTCTCCAAGGACAAAGAAAAAGTAAAACGTAATCGTTTCAGGGATTCACCAACTGTTAATCAAAGAATGAGAAATATAACAACAGTTGGTCCAGAATTTGATACACGCCAACAAGGAACAGTATATCCTATGTCTGGTTTAGGCGATGTAACATATAGAGAATCATATAATGATCCAGCTGATTCTGAGATGGGTGTTTACGGTGTTTTAGGCGGCGCAACAAATAAAGAACCAATGGAAAATCCAAGGGATAAATTTGGTTCTAGTTCAATAAAGAAGAAAAAGAAATGAAAAAATTCACAGAATTTGTTAGAGAGTCTACATCAGTAACAGCGCAACATGATGCTGAAGAAATCAAACGTCAAAAGAAACATTTGATGGATAAAGCAAAAGAATATGCTGACCAGGCTGATAGAGAAAAACATTTCGGCCACGGCGGCGCCGCACAAGCAAAAAGTGAAACTTTTGTTGCAGCTGCAAAAAATATCAAAGGAGCATAAAATGATTAATTTAAGAAAACACGATCCTATTGCTGATGCAGTAAAAGACATTTTACAACAAGAAGCACTCAAGGGCAATCAACATTTAATTGATAAAAATAAAAACAACAGAGTTGATCCAGAAGATTTTAAAATTCTTCGTGGTGAAAAGAAAACTGTCAAAGAAGAAGAAACTGTTGATGAAGGTATCAAAGAACTTGCCAAGAAAGCTTTCAAAGCTTTAACTGGTGGTTCTGATGAGGACCAACTCAAAGACCTACAACGTAAGATGGGTCTACCACAAACTGGTGAGAAACCAACTCAAAAAGAAGAAGTTGAACAGATTGATGAAAAAAATGTTCCAACAAGTCCAGAAAAATGGGCTCGTGCAAAAGCAGCTGCTAAATCAAAATTTGCAGTTTATCCTTCCGCTTATGCAAATGGATGGGCATCTAAGAAATATAAATCTATGGGCGGCGGATGGAAAGCAACATCAGAAGAAGTTGAATTGGATGAAGGTAAAGAAGAATCTAAAAAAGATTTTGATGACCGTCAGAAAAGATTGGCTGCAGCTAGTGCTGAAACTGCTAAAGATCCAAGACGTCTTGAGAGAATGTCTAGGATTCCTGGATATAGTGCTGCGATGGAGTTGGCCAAAAAAACAACAAAAGAAGAAGTTCAAGGTAAAACTTTGAAACAATTTAAAGAAAATGCATTTGATTGGAAAAAGAAACCAGAGCCACAACCAAGTGGCGGTTCAGGTGTTAAACAAGGTTCTCGTTACGGTGGTTCTAAACAAAAAGATAAGCCAGAACAGGAAACAGACGAAAAAAAGTAACTGAGGCAAAAGGACCAACCAGTCAAGAAGACGGACCTTTTGTCTCTAGTATCAATGATACACATGATTTGAAGCCATTGAATCACGCAAGATACTTGGCTAAAAAATCTTTAGATAGAGTTCAAAAAGAAATGATGAACAAATAAGGCACAATAATGAGCAAAGCACAATTAATAAAATCTATAGTTAAAAAAGGTGTTGCAGAAAAGCCTTCTTTCGGAACTAATCCTTGGGATCCATGGTCCACAAAAGCAAACATTGCGGAAGATGCTGTTTTAAATCAATATCTGACTTCTAGAGGTATTAATCCAAAACACGTTACTAAAGACCAAAAGGTTGCACATTCCAAGATGGGTCAATTTATCAAGTGGAAAAGAGATCATATGTTTGAATCTCTTGTTGAAGCAATTGATAAAATGGATGTTATTATGTTTGATATTCCATTGTTGATTCGTATGTTAGAGTATGCTCGTGAAGATGCAAAAACTGATATGGACTTACACAAGGTTGTTGAGAAGTTAATTAACATTCGTAAGAGGGGTGTGTTAACAATGAAAGACTATACCTTTGTAACAAGATTAAGAGAAGACCTCGACCTTGATGAGAACCATGTTGCAATTGCCATGGGTCAAATGATGGATGATGAAGGTAGTATGGTTTTAAATCAATTGAACCAGATGGAACGTGCCGTCAAGATGGTTCGTGATTACATTGGTGCTGATTATGAAAAGCAATTACCTGCATGGGTTCAGTCTAAATTGACATTGGCATCAGACTATATTGATACTGTTGGTAACTATCTAAGCAGTAAAAATGAAGGTATTAATGAGGCTGCATCAGCTTCTATTCGTATGTACAAAGCTCTGCAACAAGCCAAACTCAAACGTGAACGTGAAGAACGCTTGGGTAACGAATTGTTAAACAAGAAACCACCAGAACAAAAGCCTGTACAGAAAGAAGAATCTGAACAGATTGATGAAATTGATATAAGTTCAACACTCACATCTTTCAATAAGAATAGACCAGCTCACGCTCAAGCAAAAATTGATACAAGAACATCTGCACAACGCAAGGCTGATACTGATAAAATGTTAGCCGACCGTGCAGCTGCAAAGCCTAAAGTCACTCACCAGCCAAGTAAACCATCAACGCCTGAACAACAAATGAAAAATCAGAATGATTCTATGGCAAAATCTTATGCTAGTCATAAGCCAGGTCAATATGTTGGTGATTCCGTTGGCCATCCAGAGAATACAAATGTTATTTCCGAAATCAAAAGCATGACAGAAATGGATAAAAGTCAAACTCCTCCAGGTCGTGATGGCGGCAGTGACGAAGCATTTAAAAAGGAATATGCCGCACAAATAACTACTCCTGAAAAAGTAGCCAAGGATGGCGCAAAGATGCTTAATAAAATCTTTAAACCTAAACAGGCTAAACAGGACATGAAAGAAGTTGCACCTCCAGGTTTTGAGGGCACTGTCAAAGCAATGAAGAAACACAAGGACATTGATAATCCTTGGGCACTTGCATGGTCCATGAAGAACAAAGGATACAAGTCTCACAAGAAGGCTGATGGCACTCAAAAGAATGAGAACTATCAAGACCCAATGGCCGCAACATCAATACCTAATAGCGGCGCAAACAGTCCAGATGATGTTGAACCAAAAGATAAAGGTAAGAAATTAATTCAAATGTCTAAGTCTGCTCGAATAATTAAGTCCATCTATAAAAGGAAGGGCATGAGAGAGGAGATTTATGACCATGAAAAGGAAGACAAATCTGTTGCAACTTATGGTAAAAAACCAAAAATGCAAAAGGTAAATACTGATTTGGAAGAACCGCAAGCCGCAGCAGTCTTAACAGGCGGCACCACCTTGACTGGTGAAAAGAGAGATACCATCGAAATCGATCCAATGATGAAGATGCGTAAACACGATTCTGGAAAAAGATAAATACAAACATAACCCTCGGTTAAAAGGAGAATAAAATGTCATCTTGGGGAAATAACGATAACGCAGCTAACGCACCATATTGGGCTGTTGAAACAGTACCTACAACTAATGCGCCGGTTGCATCCGCACCAACAGCAGCAAACGTTGCATTGCTGTATGGTAATACACAATT